CTAAATTTCGCGGTTGAGTATTCTGTATAAAGTCTGTCGGGAGATGAAAAATTTGGGGTGAATAAATTCGCGCCATATCACGGTGATGGGGATGTAGCGGGCATCGTGACGATTAAACTCTTCTATCACCGCTCTGTCCCGCAGCGCTAAGTTCTGCTGACGCGAATGGTGACTCTCTATCAACATCCTCTCGACTTGATAGCTCTTGCTTGTTTTCTTTGTTGATTTCATTGTTGTTCTTAAAGGGTAAAACCAAATGTAAAGGGTTCACGCCTTATTTTCTTTAATTTTGTGTTCATTTTATTTTCATTTTTGGAGGTTAAAATTAAACTCCTCTTCCTCAACTCTTTCATTTTGTCCCCTGATACTTTAATTATTTTTTCACTTGGATTAATTTCATAGGCGAAGTCATCTGTTCCCTATTTATGCTTGCTACAACTAGCAAAAGCGTTCTAATATCTTCTTTGTATATCTTAAATGGCTCATATATTAAGGTACCGTCTTCATATCTTTCTTTGTTAGAACTGTATGCCATAATGCAATTATCATCATCTTTGCAGGTTTGCAGTCGCTTAGTAACTCTTATTTCATTAGTTTCCACCACATAATTACTTCCCCACACTATACTTCGCAGGTTATAAATGCGCTTTAAAATAAGAATACACCCGCTGGGGTACTCTTTCATACTATCACCATAGTGATATCCAGCTTCTGTAGCATCAGGGAACCAGCCTCCTACTTCTATATAAGCCTCTGGTTCTGTAATAGGTGTATCTACATCTGCAACATCTCTTGTACCTCCTATGCTACTCACTCCATACAAAGGTATAGTACGGCTTGAACTCTTAGCCTTTGCCTTATCTACAATACTCTGCAGATATTTCATCTTATCAGACATCTGCTCTAATGTATCTGCTTTCTTTGTTTTGATAAGGTTTATTTCAACATTTGGTTTCTTATCATTTACCTTATCAAAATTCTTATCATTTTTATTGATAAGGTTTACTTCAACATTTGGTTTTTCTATTTCACCCTCCCCTGATAGTAAAAAATCAGAATTAATATTTACGCATTTTGCATAAATTAAATCGATATCAAAAGTATTCCTGCTATGCCAAGAGGATAATGTTTGAGGACTTATCCCTAAAAATTTAGCAAAAGCAGTATCAGAAGGAAAATTATAATATTCCTTTATTTTATTCAAAATCAAACTCTTATCAATTTTTTTATTCATTTTGCGTAAAATATTTTAGATTTTTCTTGCTTGTTTTATGCAAAGTGCGTATTTTTGCACCGAATTTATAACGCAAAGGTAATAATAATATGGAAACATTAGCACGAAAAGTAAAAAAAATTGATGCCACTATTTACCAGCGGGTAGCTAAACAGTTTAAAACCACATCTTTATATGTAGGTCAAATTGCACGAGGCGAACGCACCCCCATACGTGGTAAAGGTTTGGAAATCAAAAAAACATTAGAGAAAATAGTAAAATAACAAAGCTATGAAAGTAGGAGATAAAGTAAAGGTAAGTCCGTTTGTAACTACCGACACTTACCAAAAAACAGGTAAAGTAGGTGTTATCACTCATATAGAGTATAACGAACTTGAAGAGGAAGACGGTATCGTTACCCTCTTGTTTGAAGACGATAGCATAGGAATATACTATATGAATTGTGTTGAATCTTTAAAATAACAAACTTATGAAACGATTGAAAAAATGGGTGTACTCCAATAAAATAATGCACCACATCAGTAGACATCTCAATTATGAGGTAACAGAAATAAAAACTATCCTCTTTGGGGTAGTTATCAAACGAAAACTAATAACCTTAATGTTTTCACATATTTACTCATAATTCTATTATTTAATTATTAACGCTACAAAAGTAGCAAAAATTCCCGAACCCGCTATGAGTAGGCACACTTGTGTGGTAGGTCGCACCTACTTCGGTGAACAACGTTGGCACAATACCCTATAAGGGTTGGAAACCGTTATAGCAAACAAAGCCGTGAGGTTTGCGCACCAAAGCTTTTAGCAGCGGCTTTTTTTATAGTAAAACAATGAATTTCAAACAGGGCGACATAATTATCCGTAAAACAGAAGCAGGGGAGCAAACGCTGTGGCTTTCTGAACGCCTTGTTATAGAGGTTTGTTGCCAAAAAGAAGAATATTTTTGGGTTGCAAGAATCCGATACAAAAAAAACATCCGTCCTTGCGACCTCGCTAAAGCCAAAGAGTTTATGCCCGATAGTGGCAAATCGTGGCGATGGGCAAAAACACAAGGACAGTTTTACTACTGTTTGAGCAACATTCCCAACCGTGCACCACAAAACTACCGTGCCCGCTTTGGCGATGCCCAAACACTGCTCACCCAGTACGAGCAGGCTATGGCAGAACGCAAAGAAACAAACCTTGAAACAGTGTTTAAACAGCATTTAAACAAAACCTATCCTCAGTACTTAGAGTATTACACAAAGGTCGATGTTACCCGCCGTGTAGCCCTCGCCAAAGCCTGTGCCGTGTTAGACTTTTGTCTTGATAACCTCGACACCTATGGAGGTACCGAGAATGCCCTGTATAAGGATTTGAGCCCCATTCTTAGCAAAATGGAACTCCAATACATACCGCATAACTACCAACGCCTGAAAGAAAAAGTGGAAATACTCCGCACTACCGACCATTGCATTGTAGATCTTATAGACCTACCCCGCACGGGCAATAAAAATGCCGAACAATACACCGACCAAGAGGTATTCAGCTGGGTAATGCAACTACGGGCAATGGGACTTAACGATAGCAACGAGTTCATTATTCGTTATGTATGGGAGTTATGCGACCGCTTTGGCAAAGAAAAACCCTCACGCCGTTGGTTCGGGCAAAACATCTTTGAACTGCCCAAAACCAAGTACCTAACAGCCGAAAAACGCTTCGGTTACGGCTCACGAAAAGCACAGATGTACAGTGGTTACATACCCTTTAAAAACGCTGTTTGTGCAGGCGATTGTTGGGAGATAGACGCCAGCCGAGTAAACCTCATTGCGCATCAAACCGTTGATGAGAAAGGTAACAAAGCAGAACGTTTCCTTTTCGCCATAGTAGTACGCGATGTACACAGTGGCGACATCTTAGGCTACGACATTGCTTATGCCGAGAACAAACAAGCCTATATGCGTGCCCTACGTATGGCTGTAGAATACGCAGGCTACCTACCCTACAGTCTTACTGCCGACCGCTTCCCCGGTCATAATACAGACGAGATAAAAGAACTCTTCGTCCGCCTCGAAGCCTTAGGGGTACAGCTGAATATCACCCACGATCCTAATGGTAAGGCAAAAGTAGAACGCTGGTTTGGTACTTTCCAAAGCGTAACCCTTATGGGTAACAAATATTACTATGGAGAAGGTGTTCAATCTCGCAGGCTTTCAGCTCACCGAAGCGCAGAGTTCTTAGCTGAAGTGAAAAAGGAAGCTAAAGCAGAAGGTTTTGACTACCTAAAAGCCTATAACGAAATTGAAAACCTTATTGAGGGCTGGCGTAATACCCCTTATTGCACCTACTCACGCAAATATGCTAATATTACTGAAACACCTAAAGAACTGCACGAAAAAGCAATGAAAAACAACGTGATTGATGTAAATCCTGCACGTATCTCAATGCTTTTCCATCGCAAAAAGGAAATTACCCTTAAAAACAATGGACTCATACGCACCGAAATAGATAGAGCAGAGTTCTATTACCAGCTATCCATTGATGATTTCGACATCATAGCCAACTATACAGGCAAAAAAGTAGTAATGACATTTGATGTGCTCAGCTCTAACACTGTATATCTATGGCAAGCCCACGGCAACTTATTAGTACCCCTTTGCGAGGCACAACTCTTTGAACAAATACAACGCCACGGCCCTACAGCCGAGCTTGGTAGACTATCCGAAGCCCGTGCCCGCGAAAAAGAATTACAACGCCGCAAAGAAGCCGAACTACAACGCCTTACAGCCCTTTCTGAAGACAACTTAATGCTCGGTAGGTTTACCCAAAAACAAGCCTACAACGCCACTGAAGAAGCCTTCTTAAAAAGCCAAGAAAGTAATAGTTTTACTATCAAAAAAGCTGTAGGAAGCGAATATTTTACCGAAGACTTAGATGTTACCAAACTCACAAGAGTGCAATTATAACTAATTTATAAACCTCGTAAGCGGTAAAAGGTCTTACTTTTTATCTCTTACCTCTTAACTAAAAAGAAGATGACTGATTTACAAAAAGAACAAATCTTACAAGCTATTAAAGACGAAGTAAGCCGTCTCGGTAGCCAAAACAAAGTAGCTACCAAATGCGAAGTAAGCTCCGCAACTATCTCCCAAATGCTCAACCACAACTGGGAACTCATCAAAGCCGAATTATGGCAAAAAGTAGCTCAAGCCCTTGACATCAACACTGCCGAGCAATGGCAAATAGCTGAAACTACCAACTACCGAATGGTGTTCAGTGTGCTATCTGATGCCAAAAACGCCTCCCTCTTTATTCCCATAAGCCACAAAGCAGGAAGCGGCAAAACCACAGCTCTCACCACATTTGCCAACCTATACGCAGGCAGTAATGTGTTCTACATTCAAGCACGCGAGTGGGCACGCCGAGAGTTCCTTGTTGAACTTTGCAAGGTGTTAGGTATTAAGCAGGACAGTGGCTACACTACTGTCGATGTATTAGGGCAAAAAGTAATACAATTTTTTGCCCAACGCACAGGCAAACAGCCTCTACTTATCGTTGATGAAGCCGATAAGCTCAAACCCTCCGCCCTCCGCTGGTTTATTACTCTATACAACGAAATGGAAGACAAAATGGGCGTAGTGATTAGTGGTACTGATAACCTCGAAAAAACTATTAAAGCAGGCGTAAAATACAACAAACTCGGCTTTGACGAACTCGACGACCGCTTCGGGCGCAAGTTTATACACCTTATAGGCGCAACCTTTAAAGACTTTAAAACCATCTGCGAGAGTAATGGACTAAAAAACAGAAACCTCACCCCAACCAGCACCGACAAAAGTAAAACCCTCTTTGAGCAGCTATTCAAAGAATGCGAACCTACAGTAGCAACCATAGGAGGCGACTCTATTAAAGTTGTAGAGAGTTTCCGTCGTATCAAACGAGTTATCAAACGCGAGCTTTTAGCCAGTTAAACATTATAACATACTGACTACTAATAACTAAAGACTAATAACTAAAAATTAATTTATAATGACAGTAGATTTAACAACACTCAGCCCCGAAGAACGTGCAACCCTCATCAAGCAAGCACAAGAATTAGAACAAAAAGAACGCGAGCAAAAACGCGAAGCCTATGAGGCAATGAAAGCCGATGCTGTAGTAAGCCTTCTAACCATTGCCAAAGACATTAACACTCAGCTCAAAGACTTGAAAGAGCACGCCTTTGAAACTATGGAAACACTTGGTGACCTCCTTAAAGAGTATAGCGGGCGATATGCTGAAGGTAAGGGCAACTTTAAAGTGGAATTTCAAAACTACAAAATAGAGTACAACAAGCAAGGCAAAGGCACCTATGACGAACGCTCCTCTGAAGCCGAAAAGTACATCTTTGACTTCATAGAAAGCCGTTACCAAGGCGATGAAGCCACTAAGGAGTTTATCCTATCCCTCTTAGAACGCAAAAAGGGCGAGCTTGACCCCGACAACATTCAGAAGCTCTATAAATACGAAAGTACCTTCGCCGATGAGAACTTCACCCGTGCTTGTGAGCTATTCCGCGAGTCCTACCAGTATAACCATTCAAAGGACTACATCCGCTTCTACGAACGCAACGAGCGCGGGCAATGGAAAAACATACTCTTACAATTTTCAGCTATCTAAGTGCTGATACCCGCACAGGCAGGCATTAGGGTTCAAGCCCCTAAGCGGGACAAAAGCCCTGAGGAGTCCCTACCCAAGAGGTAGGGCTCAAAAAAGGGTAGAAACATAAAAATAATTACAATATGCAAACAGAAGAACTCATAACAGCCTTACGTCAAAAACTAAGCCCTAATGCCTTAGAACAAGCTGTATGGCTCGAAACTCACCGTACCAGCCAGCTTTTAGAACTTACTGATGAGGAACTAAACACCTTATATCATCGTTTTTGCTATACACCTAACTACAAAGCTATAGCCGAAGATTTATTGAACGAAACTGAAGTAAAACGCCTGCGCGCCATTATCCTTGCCGATGCACAGGCAATGGGCATACTAAAGCAAAACAACTGGGCGTACTTCAATAAGTTTATGAAAGAACGAAGCCCCTTAAAAAAGTTTCTTCGAGACTACACTTTAGACGAGCTTCCCGAATTAGTACGTCAATTCAAAAGTATGCGTACCAAGTTTGAAAAAGCCTCTGTAAAAGTAGGAAGCAAACAATGGTACACCCTTTTCGGCATAGCCGAACCCTCAATGAACTAAAAAGAAAAATCCCGCCTACTGAAAAAGCAGACAGGACTTTTACCTAACCAAGTGCAAAAGTAATAAATTTTTCAGTTATGGCATATAACAAGATAAATCTTTTAACAAAAATAGCAGAAATACAAGAGCTAACACTGCATCTATACCATAAAGTAGGGCTCACCTATAAGGAGATATTTTGGCAGCACATACACCCAAAATACCATATATGCTACCGTACCTTTCACACCTACTTAGGCACACCCGCAAAGCGAGAACTAAAACAACTGCAAAGTAATGAAAAGAATTAGAAAATTAACAAATTGGCTCATTGGTAAATTGGCTAATCGACAAATTGACAAATTAGCAAATTGCCCCCACAAGCATAAAGAAACCCGCACCCTTGCCCATTACTGCACTGTAGAAGTAAAAGCTCTATTTTGCGCAGACTGCGGCAAGCAACTCACCAAAGAACAATGGGAAGCATAAACAAGTAAATTACTAAAAGCAATTACAATATGAACGACAAAGTAAAAGAAAAAATCGCAAAAGTCTATGAACTTGTAAAACGAGGCGTAGCAGGAGAGCAGCAATCGGCAGAAAAAATGCTAAAAAAACTACTTGAGAAGTACAACATTTCAGAAGACGAACTTAATAGTATAGACGAAAAAAAATACTACTTCAAGTATGCTTCTAACTTAGACGAGTGGTTATTTATACAACTAATCGAATACTTTTTCAAAGAGAAAAATTATAAACTTTATCGCATTAAAGGTATTGGTGTAAAAGAGATAGAAATACAGATGCCCTACTTAGATTGGGTAACATTAGATAGTGCTTATGGCTATTTCAAACCACATCTAAACCAGCAATGGCGTAAACACGGCTTACCTGTAGTGAACCGCTGTCGAACTACTAAAACTAAAAATAAACGCCGTGAAGCAATGCAAAAAACCTTTTTTAGTTTGTATATAATTCGTTCTGGTATCTATCGCCCAGAACAAAAAAATTCAAAATCTCTTACCGAAGGGAAAATAAAGCAGCTTACTATGCTTTATGGAGTTGAAGGAGGTAAATACAACCAACAAGTAACTACTGGTCTATATTTAGAATAACCTTTTAAACACCATTTAAAATGAACACACAAAAATATCCCACTTGGCTTGTCCCCCTCGACATCGCCAAAGAACTCAAAGAAATAGGGTTTAATGATCCTTGCCATTTCTATTATCAGAATGATTATAGTGAATATTTAAAGACAGGCGACCCCAATAAGTATCATATTATTTCCGATAGCCTTGCTGCCAATCGCAAAAACGCTAATCATAACAATTCTGATATAGCTATATCTGCTCCCTCTTGGGAAGAAGCCCTTGCTTGGTTCAGAGCAAAAGGCTATTACGGCAACCTCGAAGCCACCAGCAAAGGCACTTCAGCCTACATCTTTTACTCCGAATTAGACAACGGAGAATTTTGGGAGTTCGCCTATGAAGAAACCTATGAAAAAGCCCGTGAATTACTTTTACTTAAACTAATAGATATTTATAAAACAGCAAATCAATGACCTACACCGTAACCATACACCGTACCCACACACTGCTAAAGCTCACCTACCAAAAAGGTGAGCTTTGCAAAATAGAAATCAAGAGAGGAGGGCTTAACACCCAGCAATACCAACAACTCGGAGCTATCCTACCCCCACAAGAGGAAGATATACAACGCTACCAAGAGCAATGGAATGGCAGTGTGTCCTACCGTGAGGATGTGCCCGAACCTTTAAGTCTTTATGGGAAGTTCTTAGACGAGTGGTTTTCCTTTTACAAACGCCTGTACGGCTTCCCACCCAAGTTCACTGGTGCTGACGGAAAAGCCCTCAAGCAAATCATTAGCTATTTGCAACAAGTCTCCAATGATGTCGAAGCCCTTTCTACGTGGCAGTACCTATTGGGCAATTGGCAGAAAATGGATGCCTTTCACCAAAAGAATACTGATTTAAAATACATCAATTCACAACTCAACAAAATTCTACAAAATGCAAAACGAGGTAACAGTAGTGCAACAACAGCCTACAGCGATAATTTCAAGCGAGAAATTCTTGATGGTCTATGCTCCCGCTAATTGTATGAAATATAGCTATAAGGTGGCTACTTTGGGAGAAGCAATCAAACTACCTTCCCCCTCAATTAATGAAGTTAAACGAAAGCATGGAGAGCAATTCTGTGAGAAGTTCATAATGTTGTGGTTGGTATATTTAAATGAGATGTTAAACCTTAATAAGCCAATGACAGAAGCGCAAATTCGCCTTTGCTCTTCACAGCTTCTTAATGAATATGGTTACCTTAAAATAACCGAACTTACTCTTATTTTCAAACGAGTATTATCAGGTGAATACGGTGAATTTTACGAACGTATTGGCATTGATAAATTACTTAAATTTTTTCGAGACTATGACAAGGAACGCTTTCAATTTGTAGTAGAGGAACGCCAACGAGAGCACGCTGAATTCCGCTATCAAGAACAAAGAAATGAAACACCTTTGGAAGACTTTAAACGGCGTTTAAAAAAAGCGTATTGTTTATTTTGATATTACGGATAAAGTTCTTAACTTTGCGACAAAAATATATGATATATGAAAAATATAGCTTTAATATTTATAATTGTATTATCGGCTTGTACTAATACTCCTAAAATCTCTACTAAAGATATTGTACAAGAGTTTAGTAAATCTTCTAAAGAAGAGCTCATAGCTAAATATGGTGAGCCTAAGAATTATAAATGGGAAATAAATGGTATTAACATCTCCAAAACAGAGTTTGAAAATATTAGCAACACCTCTTTCGAGCCTATCTATCTTACACCTAACAAGTTCAATGAAGAAATAGGTTTTGAGGGTACTGTTCAGAAAGGAGGGCCTAAGGTTTATTCTATTAAATTAGAAGGGAAATCAGAAGCTGTTTACAACTCCGAAACAAACACTTTAAGAGTTTCATTAGAAAAATGAAAAAGTTATTTTACATAGCACTATTAACACTGCCTTTAGTTGGAAGTGCTCAAAGCTACAATGAGCCTTTTAGAAAAAGAGGCGAGGTTTTTAAGGTATATGCTGGTTCAGAAAACAAAAAGGAAGATGATTCAGGGCTTATAGTAGTAACTCGTGAAACAAACCGATTTGTGTATGAAGACGACGCCATACCCGATGCCTATAAGAAAATGACAGAGAAGTTTATGCGCAGCATTCTTACAGATGATAAGTACAAAAAGAGTTTTGTAAAATACCGTTTAAATGTAAGAAGAGACTATTGGGGCAATATCTACATAGAAAATCAAAAAGTGGGTAACATCAAAGATGTACCCACTTCTAAATAGCTAAAAACGGCTTTTGAGTTTCTCTGTTAGCTCCAGTCTTTCAAAATTACCCCGCAAGCCTTTGCTTTGCGGGGCTTTTTGTTTCCCACAATAACTGCATTGGTAAGTAAGGGTGAATACATCTACTACCGTGTCTTCAATATTAAGGCTTTCGCTTATAAGATGTAGTTTGCCTGTATTAGTCGTTTCAATAGTTTTTAGTACGCTGTCGGTAATGTTAATAAAGTCTAAGAATTTGAGCCCCTCAGCTTTGTTTTGCCCTAAGGAGGAAAGGTCTCTTAGCTGTTCATAGCACAGCCTAAAGGTAATAGTCACTATTGCCTCATTATTATCGGTATAGGCTATTTGCCATTGCACCAGTAGGGCGGGGAATATATGCGCCTCAAAAAGGTTGTCGTTATAGTCTTGCCCCGCGTAGAAATCAATGTATTGTATGGGTACAATGCCTTTGCTCCGGTATAAGTCTTTGGTTGCTTCACTTTCAAAAACTTGGTGTAGTTTATTATAAAAATCTTTCATTGTAGTTCTTTGTTAAGTTCTCTGTTCACGTGCATTTCAATACGCCTCATCAGTAGCTCGCTTTCGCCTAAAAATTGGCGTTTAGGCATTGTAAGGTTCATTTTACGGTTATGGGCTCGTACGTTCACTATTCTGCTGCCTATAGCTCGTGAGATAACATTCCCTCGTCGGTTTACACTTCTTTGCCGTATCACTATTTTCCGAGTGTGAGCTTTTACTTGTGCTACTTTATTCACAGAGCCTCCCTCATTGTGCAGTTGTGCATAAGGCACATCGGTTCCTACTACCACATAGTAGTCGCCTGAAGCTATTTTGCGTATAGACCTTTTCAAGCGACCTGTACGCAATAGTAATGAACCTCTATCAGGGCGTTTGCGTGCTTGCCATTTTTCGGCAGTCTTGTCTATCCAATTCTTAAACCGAAATCTATCCTTTGAGAAGTTCACGGCTATCACGCCTGCTTCATTCACCATTCGCTGTAGGAAGGTTCGTTGTGTAATGCGTTGCAGTCGGTTGAATAAGTCGGTGTTTAGTTGTAAGTCCATATTATGATAGTTCAGCGTTTCGCACTACTCTGAGGAGCATATCAGTAAAGCGTTCTTCTACTTGTTGCCAAGTAAGTCCTTCGGTATTGCTTATATTAATATTGCCTTTGCTCAGTGCATCAAAGGTAATGGTTATGTTTTTGGTTTGGGTAGCATCCCCCGTTACCTTGTTTACTTGCGAGCCTAATTGGGTGTTGGCACTCATTGTTGTTGGGGTAGCACTTGTTGTTGTTCCTGGGGTATTGGTAAAACTAAAAGGATTGTCTGGTTTGTTTTCTTTTTCAGGCTCTTCTTCTTTTTTCCTTTCTCCTTCGGTAATTGTATTCATTGATTTCCGAAGCTCTTTAATGTATTCAGCTCCTTTACCTGCTAAACTTTCGAGGCCTGGTATATTAGAAAGCAATTCTAACAGCTGTTGGATAGGTTTCAGTATAATGTCTAATAACACAAGCCCTATGCGTTTAAGTCCCTCCAAAATACCTCCATCTGTAAAGGCTTTTTTGATACTTTGCCAATGGTCATAGATGGTTTTAATGCCATTGATAAGCCAGCCTATAGGGCCAAGGAGGGCTAACATGCCAGCACCCCATTGGTCGAATTTCTTTATTGCCATAACTACAAAGGCAATAAGAGCGGCTATCCCTGCTATAAGTAACCCTATGGGGTTGGCAGCAAGGGCAGCATTCCACGCCCACGTAGCTAAGGTAACAGCCCCTAATACTCCCGCAAATGTGCCAAATACAGGTATAAGCCAGTCAATGTTCTTGTATATCCATTCAAAGAGGGGCGTGATGTACTCAATAGCTTTAGATAGCATAGGCAGGATAGCCTCGCCTATCTTTATCATTGTGCCTTTGAGTTGGTTTTGTGCGATGCCCCATTGTTCTAAGGGCGTGAGGGAATCGGTATAGGCTTTTCCTAAAGCCCCTTGAGAGCCTACTACAGCATCGGTAGCTTTCTGTAAGCCTTCCATATCTTGCATGAGGGTTTGAAAGCCCATTGTACTCATTTGGTCGAGACCTAACTTGCCAAACTGTTCCATACGCTGTTTGTCAGATAATCCTGCCATTTTGTTGTTAAGCAGCTTTATGATTTCTACCAAAGGTTTTATTTTACCTGTAGTGTCGTGAATCTCTATACCTAAGGCTTTGAACCCGCTTTTGTAGGTACCATCTTTTTCTACTTGCCCAAGAGCTATACGTTCATCAGATAGTGAACGGATGATACCTTGCAAGGCTGTAGTGGACTGTTCGGCACTCAACTTGGTAGTAAGGGAGGCAAAGGCCCCTGCCGTTTCGGCAAGTTCATACCCTAAACCTTTGGCTAATGGGGTAAGTTTAGGCATATAGTTAGCAATATCTTTAAACTCGGCATTTCCCTCTTTTACAGTTGCAAACAATACATCATACACTTTATTGATATCCTCACCCGATGACATCATTGTGGCTATCCCTGCGCTGGCCACGGTTTCTATATCGGTAAAACCTGCTTTAGCTGCACGCAGGGTAGGTTCAAGGGCTTGCATTGATTGGTTTACATCAAGCCCTGCCGAGATGATACGTGAGAAGGCTTTAGGTACTTCCTCCAGCGGGGCTACATTTTTAGTGCCTATATCCAACAGCTTGTCGGATAGTTTGCTTAGTTCGTTTTTGCTCAGTTCAGCAGTTACGTTAATCTCTGCCATTTGCTTATGCCAATCGTTAGCCATTGAGGTTGCTCGTACAAGTCCTGTACCAACAGCTACTACACTTGCCCCTAAGAGTACCCACTTATTAGATAGGGTATCCATAAGATTGCCCAGCATTGGTATTTGGTTGGTAAAATCGCGGTAGCTATCACGCATTTGCTGTACATGCTGGCGAAAGCGGTTAGACATTTTGTTAAGTCCGTTGTTAAACAAGCGTTGGCTTAGATCTATTAATAGTGTTAATTTTGATGTTGCAGCCATTATTATTTGGTTATTTCAAAAATTGTTTATACTTTTGCAGTGAATTTATGAGCCTCTATACTAAGGCTACCGAAAAGCAAGGGATAGGATGCGCATAAAACCCACTCACTATAGAGAAAAAGGGGTAAGGTTCATAAGTTCTTCCCTTATAAAATAGGAGTACCCAATGAGGGTATTCCTATTTTATTTTTAAGCCTTTTCGTATTGTCTTCTCATCGGCTTTCATACTGTACCAAGTATTGATAGTAAGTGATTGCTCTTCTATATTCAAGTCACAATCTATCACAAGCACTCTATCTTGGTAGAACTTAATGTAGCGAGGTTGGAACTTCTTAGCATTGTTTTTAAAGTCAAAATACCATACTTCATCGGGGTTCATTAGAATATCTTTGACGAAGGGGAATAGCTGGTGTCTTAATTCTTGTTCGCCTAAATAGTAGCCTTGTGTATGTTTGTCAAACGTGGCTTTCTGCAAGGTAAGTTTCCTACCTAAATAGTCTTCAAAACCCATATAGGTATTTTTTTCAAAAGGTTTAAATAGCTCGTGAATGTTCTTTTCGGTAATGGTACTGTCCAATTTAAGAGGGTTTAAATGCTGTTTAAACGTCTCCCAAGAGGGTAGCCTATACTTATCAAAAGTCATCTCATTGAGCTTTTTGGGCAGTCCCTTTGTATCGCTATAAAACTGCTGTTTAGTGAATACCTGTTTGAGGTCACCACGATTGATTTCAAACTGTGAACCTCTGTATTTGCTATCTGTACCCTCCAACATCATTTTGGCTTCTCTACCCTTGGTTACTTTGCCTTTTTGCTCGCCTAATACCTGCACCATTTCACAACGGCAGCCGTAACCATTAGGCGGGTACAAATCCATTGCTTCTTTGTCGGATAGGTTGAATATTTTCCCATTGAGCACTTTGTGAGCCTCACGCACTTTGTCATCGCCTGCTGTTTGGTATTTTACAAAAGAGGTAACAGTATCTTTCTCTGCCATAAAGCGCAAATATTGTGCGGAGTTTTGTCCTACAGCAATAGATAGGTTATACTCAGCTTCTAACCATTTTTTATTGAACTTCTCTACCTCTTTTTGGCACAACTCTTTAAATTCGCTAAAAGGGCGTATTTGGTTATTCTCGTCTACCAATAGCCTTTTCATTGAAGCGAGGCGACTTTCGGTTTTGCCTGCTGCAAATTCAAAGAGATTATACTCCATCATTTGTAAACAGAGTTGGTCTGGCCCTGTATAGGGGCTAATAGTAGGGAAATTATTGCGCAGCGCCTCACTAAGGGCAACACCTTCGGCTACTACCATTTGAGCGTATTCGGGCAGGGTGTCTTTTTTGTGATACACTTTACCTATCAGCTTATCGGTGAGTTTTGCCAACACAGTGCGTATGGTTTTGCCTAATGAAGCCGTGTGCTGCCCGCAGGTACAACTAAAGGGGTAGCGTTCGTTTTCCTCTTCTCCCCTTAATAAGGCAGTTACTTTCTCATTAAGGGGCTGTGACTTTCCCTCGCTTTCAATGGGGATATTAAAGGTTTTGGAAATCCATTCGGTTTCTACTTTGTAACCACTGCTTAGTAGTCCATTGGTAATATTCCACATTTCGGATAGGTTTATTTCCTGCTCGGCTGTTTTGAACTCAAAAACTACCTCATCTGATAGCTTGTAACCTTGCAGGCGCAATAAGGGTATGAGCTGGTCATTTACTACAAACTGAATAAAGCGTTTGTCGGCTTGAGCTATTTTGAAGTCGAGTGAACGTTCGTGTACTTCGGTTTGGCTTCTGTTAGTACCTTGATCAGACAGCATAGTTGAGCCTACCAGCTGTTTGCTTATCTCGTTGGTATTAACCTGCATAAACTGCATATATACGTTGTAGGTATCGGTACGGTTAGCTTCTTGAAAGTTGATACTTGTGCCTTGTGGGAAGGTGGCTACACCTGCTTCGCCTAAGTCTAACAACATTTGGTTAACTTTGTCCACTACATCACTATTGGTAGAATTAGAAGTAGCAGTAATAAGAGGCATACCGAACTTTTCGCAGAACTCTGCCCACGATTGTGCTACATTGCGTTTCCATATTAAGTTGGGTACAATGTTATTAATAAGTCCTAAATCATCAGCTTTTCCTATTTGTAGCAACCAAGGGGCGTAGTACTCGTCTCGGTAGTTGATGTAGTCTTCTTTGGTTACATCAGGTAGGATACGTCCTAACACTGGGATAACGTGCCTGCGGGACAGAGTATTGAACCGAATTTTTTCACCTTCAAAGGAACTAAACTCAACAAGGGTAGCCCCAAATAGAATGCTGTCTAAGGCAATGCTTAAAAATTCGTAAAACCATTGTTGTTGGAATACAAAAGTAGCCTCCTCTTCTATCTCACCCGTTTTGCGGTTGATGAGATGAAAGTCGGTGTTAAGGGTACTCATCTTGCGCATTTGTATTTGCGACTGCAAGTGCCCATCGGTTAGCAAATCGTCTATAAGGTCATAAAGTGCTGTGTTCTTAGGGGTTTCTGGGTGCAGTGCCATACTTAAGGCACTACGCCATTTGGCTATATCCTTGCGTGAAGCATCTTTGAACGACTGCACAAATTGTATCACATCGGGGTTAGTGCGGGCGCTACCACGAGGTGAATGGGTATTAGTCGTATTTTTTGGCGTTTTCGTAAGCGAAAACTGATAACCTAATAATTTCATTGTATTGTAATTTTAAAGGTGTATTTTTAGCGTTTAAATACCATTTAAACAGGTACAAGCCGTGAAGGTAATTATTTAATCACCACTTATTGGATGAGGCTTTGTATTTTGATTGTATTTTCACCCCAATTAAATGTTGCCCGTCTTGGCTTTTGATAAGAGGCAGGTTGGCTGATATTTCGCCACTGCCAACAGCTTTAAGCCAGTCAATAGCATCTTGGTAACGCACGGAACGTATTTCGGGCATACGCTTAGGCACTGTGGAAGTATAGAGGTGATACAGGGTGCAGTCCAACGTGAGCATTACTATATGAGCGTTGCGTTCTGTGCCCTCCTTACTAAATATCTCGGCTACATCATAACGCCCTGATAAGTAGTTCTTCACTTGGTCAATAGCCATTTGCTGCGCAATATGTAGCTTTACCTCGCTGTAATTTTCAAGCAGTATATCCTTTATCTCATTGCGAATAAGAGCTGTGTAATCTTCTGTGGTTAGGAACATATCAGTATCTATTTTGTTTATCTTTTAAAATTTTTTTTCGGCTTATGGTTTTGGCAGGGGTAGCATTGAGTATTGCTAAGGCATTGAGCTTAGCAATGGCACTTTGCAAGGCATCAGGGGCATCATCGTGAGCTCCTGAACCTTTTTGGAATGCCAATGTTTGGTTGATGAGTTCTACAAAATCGGGTGAGTTTTGCAGGGCTTTGTTGAAAAAGATGTTACCTCGTTCAAAATAGCCTGCCATACTTTCAATGCGGTCAAACTTATTGCCTTTACTTTCCTTATCAGCTTGCACAGGTATATAAAAGCCGTAGCTGTCGCCTACTTCGTCAAAATCACTTACGAACTCATCTTGAGCAAAAAGTCCCTCAATATAGTAGGCAATATTGTACTTGAGTAGGTTTTCTTGTAGGACAGTTTCATACAGCCAGCGGGCAACATTGTTGCGGGAGGTTTGGCGCACATACCCTTGCAATACGTGATACTCTCTCCCCACTTTCCCTACTAAAAGCATTGCCTTGAAGTCGCCTGCATCTTTATACGACAAGTCGCCGTAAAAACAAAGAGCATCGTATTGTGAGTAGCGCAGGCGTTCTTTGTACTGAATTTGTTCGTTCTTAAAGATACTGCCTTCGACTATATGTACGTGCATATATTCTCGCATAAACGAGCGGTAGGGAGTGGAGTGGTATTTTTCTCGCCAATACTCAGCTGATGTTTTTTCACCCCAATTAGGCTCAAAGGTTTCTAACGATTTTACCGCAGGCACGCTTACTATATGATGCGTTTGGTCAAAACCATACTCCTTAGCTTTTTTGTTGATAATAGCAAACTCTTCTTTCAGCTGATTGATAAGGGTGTTCTTATGAAAATTGTTATTAGCAACCACAAAACGCCTATACTTGCCTCCCTCGTTAAAAGTACCCTTTAAGTCTTCCCAAGCCCAGTCGAATAGCTTTTTGGATAGTTCATCGTTTTTGCACCGCTGGGCAGTATCCACATCATCAATCACTATATAGTCAGGGCGTTGGTTGCCTTCACGCAAACCACGAGGCGACTGTCCCGCACCCATAGCCATAAACTTAGCTCCATCGGTAGTGGTAAAGTCGCCATCTGCCCAATCGCCAAACTTAAATTTTTTGCCGTAGTAGTGAATAAAACGTTGGTTATGAGTAAGCTGGCTCTGTATATCCGAAATAAGCTTCTTTGCTTTATCTTCTGTTTGTCCTACTAATAGCATAAACTTCAGCTTGCCCGTTACATATAAGAACATCGGAATACCTAAGTCCAAATGTACCGATTTTGCCCCCGAACGGTATATTTCAGCAAGCAGGCTTATCACATCATTTTCAATCAGCAGCTTAGCCATTTTCTTGTGAAACCACGCACAAGGTACTTCAGCATATTGTGGGAACATATACTCAAACCAAGTAGTATAGTCTTTTTCTAAGGCAAGGCGTTTCTTCCTACGTTCAGAGGGAGCTTCATAAAAGTCTAAGCCCGAAGTAGTTTTTTGTTCCACTCCTCTGCAATGCTGGTCATAGTCTTGCAGGAGCTTCTCCATTGCCTTTGTCAATTTTCCTTCTGCCATAGTTTATTGATTTTGTGCCTTGTGTAATAAGTATAGTTTATGCCACTCCAAAAAAGCTATAGCCATTTCAGGATCTTGCTCACTCATCCAGCTATCAAACTCTTTAAACACACTATATACTGTTTCTACAGAAGTCTCATCAGTCATTGATTGTATAGCTTTAATAGCTGAATTGATAGCTCCCATATCTAAGGTAGCTTCTCCTCCCTCAACTAAGCGGGTGAGTTCCTTAGCTAAATTCTTTTTGATATTGTGAGGGGCAGACAAATATTGTGACCGCTGTTCGTCCCACGATATAGTATTTGTACCTATCCCTTTGCGCCATTTACCGATAGTCTGTTCTGTTACTTCAATAGTGTTTGCAATAGCTTTAGCCGTCATACCTTCTTCTACAAACATACGGCGAGCCAACTCCATTAAAGTACTGTTATTAGTGCGCTTTTGTGCCATTTTATATCAGATTTTTAGGGCAAAGGTAGGCTCTTTTCCTTTTCTCAATGAATAAAGTTGCAACTGTTGCAGTTATCTTTTTATAGCTAAAAAAGCCCCTATATTTTTGCACCAAAATAATGACTATAACAATGTAAAAATGATTATTAGAACACAAAAAAATACACTTACCGCTTATGGTACTATATGGGAGGGAGATGGCAGATATTTCTTAGAAGAGTTTGCCCGATTGGAGCGAGACTATTCGGAAATCACTATCCACCTACATACACCAGGGGGAAGTGTGTTTGACGGAAACCTAATATATAATGCACTAAATAAATCAGCATCTTCTATACATATTGTAATTGATGGAATAGCGGCGAGTATGGGGGCGATTATCATATTATCGGCACCGAAAGTAAGTATTGTAGAAAACGGATATATAATGTTACACGCCCCCGCGTCCTATTCTAATGGTGATGCCGATTCTTTTGAAAAGCAAGCTAAATTGCTTCGTTCTATTGAAAAGAATTTTGTAGAAAAACTTTCTGTTCGTACAGGCAAATCTGCTAAAGAAGTTGAAAAGTGGTTAGTAGGTGACAACTGGTTTGACGCTAAGGAAGCTAAACGATTAGGCTTTGTAACCGATATTATTTCAGCACAAACGGCTACTCTGCTACCTATTGAAGATGTCAATGCAATGCGTGAGCAGGATGTTTATAATATGTATGCGGGGCTATTTGCTTCGCTTAAAACAGTAAATATTTTAGATAAGAATATGAAATCAGTATTAATTCAATCGTTAGTACAAGCTCTTTCGCTTTCTGGTATTACTGAGGAAAGTTCAGAAACGGCTGTGATACAAGCTATTCAGGAGCGTATTACCAATGAAAAAGAAGCTCGTGAAAAAGCAGAAAAGGCTCTTAACACTTTTAAGCAAGCACAAATTACTACGGTAGTTGAGGGTGCACTTAAAAGTGGAAAAATCACAGAAGCCCAAAAGGCTGTCTATGAAAAAATTGCAGAAACTTCGGGAGTAGAAGCCCTTATCACTGTATTAGAAAATACAGCTGTAGCAGGAGGCAAACAAGCTACACAATCCCCTAATATCTCTTCTTTATTACAAAGTAATGGTAGTAACACGGGGGCACGTGCTTCGTGGGATTTTGACCAATGGCAAAAGGAAGATCCTAAAGGACTTGAAAAGCTATCGGTAGATCAGCCCGAAAGGTTCAAAGAATTGTTTAACGCTAAATACAAAAAGTAATGCCAGCATTAGAAGACGGATTATGGTTGCAACAATATGTTGAGCCTCAATTATTGGAAGATTTTCGCAACTACAACGATGCTTTTATCAGTGTGTTGCAACGCCCTAACCCCAGTGCGATTGACAAGGACGGTATCAAGTTCAATAAACTCATTGGGAATGTAGAATTTGTAGTGAATGCTACAGTTGATTTTACCCCTAAGAAAACTGAGGGTAAAAAAACATTTGTAGCGTGGGACGCGCTTGACACTACCCCTACTGAATACACTGATGAAGAATTGCGCGCTATGGCTTTTGACAAAGAGTCGGCTATTCGTAAAGAACATAGCAATATGTTTAGAATTGGAGTGCGTGATTATGCTATTCACAAACTCGCTCCTAAAAAACATGTGGAGGGTGCAATGCCTGTACTTCGTACTACAGGAGAAGTAGTGAACGGCAGAAAACGACTAACCTACAACGACTTGAGTGAGTTCCTGTTTAAACATATCACTGCATTGAACTTGAACAACAAAGCAGCCTATTACTTGGTGCTTTCTAACGAGCACAAGGCTGATCTTATTCACGATAGAGCAAATACAAATCACTATCGCGATTTGGAAATTGACCGCAATACAGGAGAGCTAAAACGCTTCTTTGAATTGCAGATTTTTGAGAACACTACAACTCCACTATATGGGCAAAATGGTGAACTAAAATCAATGGGGGCTAAGAAGGTATCAGGCGACCAAAGCTCTTCAATCTTTTTCTATGCTCCTAATACGGTGTACCATATTGAGGGTGTGAATGTACTCACTAAACCAATGCGCCAGGATACAAGAAGCAAACGCCCTACAGCAGAAGTTAGACTACATACTTGGGGCTTATGCGACAAACGCCAAGAGTACGGTTTTGGGGCTTTGGTATCAGCTAATGAGTAACCTTAAAAGAAGGAAACATTATGGCAAATAAAAGTCAGTTAGAAACCGCAAAACAAATCTTTGAAGCTGAACCTCAGCTTCAAAGATTGTACCTAAACCCCAAAGGTGAGTTTTTTACAAAGATAGACTACGCACAGAATAGCGTAGAAGATACTAAAAAGATTGAAACTCTTACCCGTAAGGGCGTTTTAAAAGAAGAAACAAAAGAGAATGTTGAACCTTTAAATACAGAAGGTAATGAGTAATTTAAAAGGAGTTGTTATCAGTAAAGGAGCATTGGGCGCTAACACTATTAGCACAGGTGATAATATTAGCGGGCTTATTATTTCTGCCCCTAAACCTACAGGCTTAGAATGGGATACCCCTACCACGCTTTACAACGTGAAAGATGCTACTAAGCTGGGGATAACTGAAGACAACAAACAGGTAAATGTATTGCGACATATTACAGAGTTCTACCGAATGGCTGGCGAGGGAACTCCCCTACACCTAATGTTGGTAGCCCAAAACAGCAAAATGCCAGAGGTATGCGAAACAAAGGCTAAGAAGCTGCTGGTGTATGCCAAAGGCGAGATACGGCAGCTGGCGATTGCTATCAATAGCGATAGTGCCGAGCAGTACACTATGCTCAACGGCTTGCCTCAAGAGGTGTATAATGCGATTGCTAAAGCACAAGGTTTGGCAGAATGGGCGTATAACAATTTTATGCCTTGCCAAGTATTGTTGGAAGGTTATGGGTACGGAGGTACAGCCAGCAGTACGGCTAACCTCAGAGAGCTTCCTAACCTTAATGCTACCAAAGTATCGGTAGTAATAGGACAAGATTACAACTACGCAAAAAGTAAGGAAGGTAAGGCACAAAAGTATGCCGATGTGGGTACTGTGCTTGGAGTATGCTCAAAAGCCCTTGTACAACAGAACATAGGCAACAACGAGCTATTTAATCTTACTGATGCTACACAAGGAGTATGGATAGAGCCCGCACTCAGTTCATATACTACTATTGTAGATGCGTTTGACGATTTGCAAACCCTTGAAGATAAGGGCTACATTTTTGGTATTACCTACGCAGGTATTGCGGGTGTACGCATTAACAATGACCACACTTGTACACCTGTAGTGGTAGATAGCCATCATAATATGAACGAGCACTCTATAGCCTACGGACGTATTATGGACAAAGCTTCACGAGGTTTGCGCACAGCCTACCTGCCTAAAATCAAAACCGATTGGGAGCTTGACGAGAAAGGCAAAATGCGTCCTGCAACAATTGTAGCTTTAGAAGATATTGGCGACAGCGTATTGGAACGTATGCTTGCCAATGGTGAGATTTCGTATGGCAAAACTACCATAGATAAGGATAGTGACCTTGTAGTAAAAAAGGTGCTTAAAATATCGTTTGTAATAGTGCCAAAAGGAAGTATTGGAGAGATTAAAGGAACGATTAACCTTAAAACACAAGCATAATGGCAGATATAAACAGAAACGGAAAGGCTTATGACTCAGCTGATGTGAGGGTACAAATTAATGGTATTCCTATCAATGTAAAGAGTATTAGTTATGGCAATGAGCAAGAACACCAACTAAACCATACTTTGGGGGCGGAACCTACAAGTTGGTCAATGGGAAAGATTACACCTTCAGCATCTATGACTGTTCCGATGCACGAAATAGCCCCTTTGGAACGTGTTTCGGGTGGACTATTGAAAATAAAGCCTTTTACTATCACAGTTGAGTTTGTGAATGAGTTTAACGAGATAGTAGTGGATAAGATTGTAGCAAAGTTTAAAAACGAAGGGCGAGAGGTTACTGGAGATATGGGACTCGAAAAACAATACGATTTGTTTGCCCTATCAGTAAAGCTAAGGGTAGCATAACTTATAATAAATAAAAATACTATGATAAAAAAAGTAAGTGAAGAGGTAAAAACAAGCCTCAAAAAAGAATATGGCGACAAGCTAAAATCGCTTATCCTGCCAATGGATGACAACGGCACAGAAGAGCTGGAAGTATTAGCAGTAGTACCCTCTCGTAACGTGGTAGGGCAATACCTAAAATACTTAAATCAGGATCCTAAAAAGGCACAAGAAATATTGGTAAAGGCTTGTTTGGTTACCAACAAAGAGGAAGTACTTGCCGATGATGGGCTATTCTATGCCTCAGCAAGTCTGATTGGTGAATTGATACCTATTAGACAGGGAAAGTTTGGAACTGTTTAGAACTTAATAGAGCTCTAAACTACAAGGAAACAGGCGATTTGTACTTTAAAGTCGATGCCTTGATAAGTTACTACCTTCATATCCCCTTCCCCGAAGATTTGGACGATGAAACGTGGGCTATGAAGTGGGCACAGATTCAATGGCTGGCAGAACAAGGAATATTAGGTGTTAAAAAACAAGACTTGTAACAAATGGAAAACGGACAATCTATCGTATTAGATTTGGCTTCTCGCTATGGGAGGGCTTTGGGAATAGTGTTATCTTCTGAGGGTATGAACCAAGTAGTGATTACCAAAGAGGATAACAAGTACCAAGTGGAGACCTTTGGCGAGGCTACCAATTTCGAGGAGGTTACAATGGAGTACGAAAATACTCGCCTTGTATTTAACAGCTTTATAGGAGGCGAACAATCTACTGTTTTTGCTCCGCCTCCTATACTTTCCTTCTCGCGTTCAAAGAAACTCATTGAAACGGAGACTAATGGTAGTACTATTGTAGAGCGTTGGAATACCAACGAATGGGAGATTACCATTCAGGGTATTTTGGTGGATATAGAAAACCACAATTATCCCGATAGTCAAATACAGCAAATAGTCACTCTTTTTGAACATAATGATATTATTAAAGTAGTTGGGGCACAGTTTTATGACAAGGGTATTGATAGCATTTATATAGATTCTATCACTATCAATCCTAAAGAAGGTTATAGTGATACTGTTGCCTATGCACTAAATGCTAAAAGTGTAAAAGAGGTAACATTTAACTTATTGGAAGGTGATGGGAAGTAGTTATTTAAATATCAATATTCGTATTACAGTAGCTGGCAAGATACAGTTCAACGCAGTAAAGCAAATAGAGATTGCCAAAAGTATAGAACTGCTTACCTCTACAGCAAAGGTAGAGTTACCTCGTGAGTTTAAGAACACCCGCAAGGACAGGCAGAGTTTTAGCATTGAACGCAAGAACTTGTTAGAGCTGATAAAGGTAGGTGATAGCATTCATATTGAAGCTGGTTACAACGGTGACTATTTTACCGAGTTTGAGGGATATATCACTCAAATAGGGGCGGATATACCGCTATTACTCACTTGTGAAGATGAGATGTGCCAACTGAAAAACAAGCCCCTTATCAATAAAACGTACGCTTCGGTAAGTTTGAAGCAGTTACTTAAAGACATTGCCCCCGACTATGAAACGGAGGTGTTGGATATGCAACTCGGCAAACTGATGATAGAGCGCTCCTCTCCTTATAAAGTGCTGGAGGAGCTTAAAAAACAGTATGGTGTACATTGTTCTTTTAGAGGGAAAAAGCTAATTGCAGGACTTAAAATAGATTTTAAATCAAAGGTAATACATCACTTTATCTTTGATAAGAACTTTAGACAAAGTAAAGATCTAAAGTACAAAACTAAGAATGAACGCAAGGTACTATTGAAAGCTGAGAGCTCACAAAAAGGTACTTCTAAAAAAGTAACCTACCAATATGGGGAAGAGGGAGGAGGCGAACGCACTTTGCACGCTCCTACTAACCTTACATTGGAAGAGCTAAAAGCCTTTACCGAAAAGACTTATAACAGTTCGGTATTCGACGGCTATGAGGGGACTTTAGAGGGTTTCGGCTACCCACGTACTCAAGTGGGCGATACGGTAGCCCTTACCGATCCTAACTATCCCGACAAACACCGTGACGGACTGTATTTGTTAGAAAGCGTAACTATCTTGCTCAACGCACAAGATGGCTTTAAGCGAAAAAGCAAGCTGTCAATGAAACTTTCAAACACTAATAGCACAGACACTACAGAACTATGGAACAAGCCCTTACAACCGCAATTACTACCCTAAATCACCGCAAAAAGCAGGTTACCTCTGTAGGTGTGGTGAGTCGTATAGAAGGGAATACCTGTGAGGTGGAGAGGGAAGATTTACCTCTGCTGTTAGATGTGCGTTTAAACGCTGTTCAAGGGGTGTTTGAAAACTGTTTAAACATAGTGCCTAAGATAGGTTCGCAGGTGTTGTGTTTGGAGGTTGAGGGCGAACCCTCCGAAACCTGTGTAGTTGGTTATACCGAGATTGATAGTATAGAAGTAAAGATTGATGGTGCAGTAGTGAAGATAGCTAAAGGGAAGATACAGATAAAAAACAATTTTGCTAACCTCAAACAGTTATTGAGTGAGTGGCTTACCGAGCTTAAAATGGTAGTGATACAAACCCCTGCAGGTGTTGGTAATTTTTCACCTAACAACGTTGCAAAGTTCAGTGAGTTAGAAAGTAAAATTAATCAGTTATTAGAATGATATGGCACGAAAAGACTTGTTGTTAGATACTGTAGGCAATTTAGTAATTGAGGAGGGTGATTTTGTAATTGAGTCCTCGGATATGCAACACATAAAGCATATAGTGGAAGCACAGAAAGGGGAATTTAAAGAGTTTCCTTTTATGGGGTTTGGCGTAGAGAACTACCTAAAAACAAACACTAACCCTTTAGCCTTTAAACGAGACCTAAAAATACAATTAGAATACGACGATTACAAGAATGCTACCATAGACCTCTCAAAAGGCTATGAAGAGTTAAAGATAAACCTATAAACGCACTATGGCACTAAACAAACAAGCCCTAACACAAGGCATTATCGACCTTCAGCAGGATATGCTTACCAAGACAGAGGCAAGCCCAAGAGAGTACGCCGAACGCTTAGCCTCACTTATTTACGACTTTGTCTGCAGTGGCGAGGTAACAGTAGCTGCCGGTATCAGTGTAAACACAACAGGAACGGCAGCCGCCCAAGTGGGTGCTACTATAAGTGAAGGAAAAGGGAAAATAACTTAAAAAAACACATATCACAATGGAATGGATAACAGAAGTACTTAAAGAGCATTTTGGTTCGTTTATCGGTATGGTATTATCGGGCTTAGCAGGTTGGTTTTTCGGTAGGCCTAAGCAACAAATGGAGCTCCAGACCTCCGAACTTGATAACGTAGATAAAGCCGTAAAAATCTATCGTGAAATGATAGAAGACTTAGGCACCAAGTACGCCAACGCTATCGATGAGCTAAAGAAAGCTAACCAACGCATTAAGGACTTAGAAGCCTCAGTAGAGGAGCTTCTCACCGAACTTAAGAAGTACAAGCAACTCAATGGAAAAGCAAAATGACATCACCGCCTTACATAATCAAAGCCTCCTAGACCTCGCTCTGCAACACACAGGCACAATAGAAAGCGTCTTTGAGTTTGCTGAAGCGAACAGCCTCAACATCACCGATGAGGTTGTGGCGGGCAAAACATTAGTACTACCTGCAGAAGCATTTAGGAATAAAGATATATTAGCCTACTACACCGCAAAGAACCTACAGCCCGCCACAGCCTTTTCTAAGGAAGACGAACAGGTGTTTGAACGACTTGAGGGTATTAGTATATGGGCTATTAACCTTGATTTCGTCGTTAGTAGTTAGTCGTTAGCCATTAGCAAGCGACACAATCTAACGACTAATAACTAAAGACTAACGACTAAATATTATGGCACGCACTATACAAGAAATACAAACCCTTATCTACCAAGCCAAAGCACAAGAGCCTGCACTGGAAAGCCTCAACAGCACCTCCAAAGTAGCTATATGGCGATTGTGGGTATACATCATAGCCGTAGCTATATGGAGCTTGGAGAAACTTTTCGACCAGCACAGGGCAGATATTGACAAACGCCTTGCCGAACTCAAACCACATACAGCACGTTGGTACAGAAGCAAAGCCCTTGCCTTCCAGTATGGTTTTGATTTGTTACCCGACAGCGATAAGTTCAATAACCAAGGGCACTCAGAGGAAGCCATAGAAGCAAGCAAAATTGTCAAGTACTCGGCAGTGATAGAAAGCAAAAACGAAGGGCGTTTGATAGTAAAGATAGCAGGCGAACAGGGTGAGCAATTGCAACCGATCACCGATGCCCAAAAGCAAGCCTTTGAAACCTACTTACAGGAAATCAAAGACGTGGGCGTACGCCTATCGGTAGTAAATTATCAGCCAGATGTGCTGCACTTGCAAATGAAGATAGTATATGATCCGCTTGTATTGGACGGCAACGGACAAAGTATCCTACACGCTACCAAGCCCGTAGAAACGGCAATTAAAGACTATTTAAAACGCCTACCATTTAACGGCGAGCTCGTATTAGCGCACCTTATTGACGCGCTACAACAAGCAGAAGGAGTGAAGATACCACATTTAGTTCTCGCCCAAAGTAAGAACATCACCAGCGGAGGAGGCTATGGCGCGTTTGAAGCCATTGAAATAAGCAAGATACCCACCGCAGGTTACTTCACCATTGATAACTTTAACGATATAACCTACATTAGTAGTTAGCTTGCCCGAACACTAAGCGAACACTAACCGAAGATAAGATGACCTTAAACATTGATAAATTAGTAGTTCTTTTACTGCCAACCTTCCTGCGCAAACCGAAGCTCATAGCGTGGTTGCGTATGTTGGCTGCACCCCTGCACAAGTTGCTGTACACCTTTCAGCAAGCCCGCACAGCCGACTTGTACAACCTCGCTCATAACAGCCAAGTATGCTACCTGCGCAAGGCTCTCAATGATGAGTTCGACAGTGAGCAACGGCGTATCCGTATCGAGGACGGAAAGCAGAACGAGCGGCTCTATATATACCCACGCAGTGCCAATAAGCCTTTGTTTTTAGGGAAAGTCTTCCTCTATCAACGAGGCGACTATATCGACGGAGGTGTAGACTTTATAGTCGTGCTACCGAATGGTTTAGAATACGATAAATATAAGCTGGAAGCCTTAGTGAACTTTTACAAGTTAGCAGGAAAACGTTGGACAATAGAAACTAAATAATATGAATAAGTTACATACAGAACACAATGCAGGCTACCCTTTTGATGTCGGGTTCCTCGCCTTTATGCAAACCGCTTACAGCCTATTTAACCACTTCGGGCACCTCGCTGGCAATAAGGTAATTATTTCAGGGTGTGAGGAGGTAGGCAACACCATCACCCCAGGTACTGTCTATATAAATGGCGAGCTCTTTCCTTTTGAAGGAGGAGCCAAAGACGATACAGTATGGATACGGGAAGACACCACACAAGTAACCTTTCAGGACGGCTTCTCTCGCACATTAGAAACCGTACGCACCGTTGTTTTTGGTAGGTCTGCCCCTGATAAAACCTTTAACTGGGAAGACTTTCAACGTATTACTAATCTACAAGATTTAGGCAAAAATAAAGCTGAAAATAAAGCGTTGGAAGAGTTAAAAGACGAAGTAGAAATACTCAAGAAACAGAAACAAGCTATACCCATTGGGCTCATTGCTATCTGGGGCAAGCCCGCTAACCAGATACCCGAAGGCTGGCGAGAGTACACTGACCTACGCGGTAGAATGCCTATTGGTTTAGATCCTTACTATCATAAAACTAATGATGATGCTCAAGACTATCAGCTCAATAGCCTACTGAAGCAAGGTGGCGAACGTTCACACAAGCTCACTATTGAGGAAATGCCAAGCCATAACCACCAACTGTCTTATAGAGAAACACGAGATGATGCAGGCACAGGAGGTGATAGCAATGAGTTTTCAATAGGTGATGCTCATAGACGCAACACTACCCATACAGGTGGCGACCAACCACACAATAATATGCCACCTTACCACGTGGTACAATTTATTGAGTATGTAGGCTTTCAAGTAGCCCCCTAAAATAAGTAATTTTTAAAACTAAACAATATGATAACACCAAAAAAAACACTTTACAAATGGTTCTCTAATTTTATGAAACCAGCGCAAGAGCACTTTAGAGCTCTTATTGACAGCTTTTATCATAAAAATGAGCCAATTCCTATGAGTAGCATCGAAGGACTTAACAAAGCCATTGAGAACACCGTCTCGTCAAAGCAGCTGCTCAACCATACCAATGACACCAATGCCCACCGCAAACTATTCGACAAAAAAGTAGATAAGGAGGAGGGCAAAGGCTTGTCGGCAAATGACTTCACCAACGAGCACAAGCAGAAGTTAGAGGAGCTGCAGCCTACTGATGTATCTGGCTTGCTACCCAAAGGCGGATATGATGGCACAGGACAACAGCTGAAAGAGGCTATTGATGGCTTGCAAACCAAAATGCAACAAGTAGAAACTACCTTAAGTGTAGATGACACCGCCTTTGATACCTTGCAGGAAATCGCTACCCAAGTGAAGAACAATAAGAACTTGGAAACCTTACTGACAGGTAAAGTAAACAAAGAAGCGGGTAAAGGTCTTAGCTCTAATGACTTCACTAACAATCACAAACAGAAGTTAGAAAAAATAGGTCTCTTTGAAGAAAAAACAGGAGCATACAACCTTGGCAATGGCGATGAGGTAAAGAAGTATTACCTCACTAATAGTGACGGTGATATTGATGTTACCGCTTTGCCTATCAACTCGGCGGTAGAAATATACAATTTTTCCGACAGTGTCAAAAAAATTAAAGTAGGTGGCAAATTCTTTGGAGGTCTTCCTTATGTAGGAAAAAAAGGCTCAAAAGTTCTTTTGAAAAAACTGAATGATGGTACTCTTTTCATTGAACAATTTAACAAAAAAATGTTTTTTGAGGCATTTCCGAAGCCAGAGCTTAGTCACTATCGTAGAGTAGAATTTAACAAAACAGAAAATATAACAATCAATATCAACAGAAATAATGGATATGCATATTGTTATATTGCAATACCTATAGAGGGTGTAAAAAGTGAAAGTATCATTTCATTTTCATTTGATAAAGAACTCTCAACTGTAGGTTCGACCTATAGTTTAGTTTTTTATCATTCTCAATTAACATCTATAGCATTTTCGTCCTCAATTGATGGTTCAGAAGATATGTTTGGATGTGTTTTAAATACACCTCTCAGAGAAATAGGTAAAGTGGAGGTGCCTATCCCAATAGATAGTACATACAATATTAATTATGCATTATTGTGCTATGAACTTTCTGGAATGCCCGAAAACTTCGAAACAGGTGATGGAAGTGTAAACTTAGTGTTTAATAAGCCTACAGTTGTAGTTAAAAATTAAGGAAATGAGAAAACACATCATCAAATTATTTGCACTCAGTTATATAGTGCCATTTGCAGGTAAAACAAGAAGTTTCACCCGCTCTGCCAACATCATCTTACCCTTAATACTCATCGGAGGACTTATTGTTTGTGCCGAGCTTTACAGCTGGCTGTACATATTGTTGCCATTGTTGGCTGTAGCTTGTTTCTTTGGCTTTTGGTATTTTCACTTTTCACCTCTTACCAAAGCTGATATACCCTTAATGGATAGCACCCAATGCTGGCAGTACCAGCAACTCTTAGGGGATAATAGCAATACACCTACACAATACAACGCCCGTTGGGTAGTATGGGTAAACCCATTGGCTATAGCTATAGCTCTTGTTTTATTATTCACTTTAATACTATAAGCAATGAAAAAAAGTACCAGAAACATTCGTTATTTAGTGGTTCACTGCTCGGCTACACCAGAGGGCAGAGAGCACACCGCCCAAGACATCGACCTTTGGCACAAGCAGCGTGGTTTTAATGAGATAGGTTATAACTACATCGTACGCCTCGACGGCACAATTGAAGAGGGCAGAGACGTCAATAAAATCCCTGCCCACGTAGAAGGACACAACAAGGACAGCATCGGCATCTGCTACATTGGCGGCATCGACAAAAATACGCTGCAACCCAAAGACACCCGCACCCCTGCCCAAAAAGAAGCCTTAAAGAAACTTCTAAAAGAGTTAAAGGCTTTGTACCCACAAGCCGAAATTTTAGGGCATAGAGACTTCCCTGGAGTAGCCAAAGCCTGCCCTTGCTTCGATGCAAAAAAAGAGTATAAGAACATTTAAAAGTATTAGATATGACAAATGTTAAAGAACTAAAGAAAGATTTTGATAATCTACTTGCAAAAGTAGAACAGTTGCCACGTACAAGAGAATTATCACTTGTTATTACCAAGTTAGAAGAGGGTACAATGTGGCTCGAAAGAGAAATTAGGAAACAAGAAAAATAGGTATGAAAAAGATAATCATTGCATTATTAGCGTTCCTCGCCCTCGTAGGGTGCAGAACCAAAAAAGTAGAAACCCACACTCAAAGGCAAATAGAGAAAGAGCACTTTATCACCTATAAAGATAGCTCACAACTATTCGCCTACCAGTCCAAAGTGTCTGCCTTATCCGAACAGTCCGAACAGTCCTTTGAACTCGAACTCGAAACCCTCACCGATAGTGTAGGCAACCCTCGTGAACTTATCTACACCCGCATTCGTGACGGCGATACCGAGACCATAAGGGTAACAAACGGAAAGGTTAAGCTACGTACTACAAGCACCCATTCTAAGAGCCTACAGCAGGCTGATAGTGCCCTTTATAATAATTCATACACTCGCATTAAAACCGAAGCGCAAAAGCACGAATATACCCAACACAAGCAAGTAAGCAAAGAAGTAAACAAAAGCCCCGTAAGGCACATCCTTTGGCTATTGCTACTCGCCTTGTTAGTCTATATATGTTGGAAATACAAGCCGTTTCGGTGGAAGATTTAATAAGAATTTAAACAGCTTTTAAAACGCTTTTAAAGCACTGCTAAAATAGGAGGACAAGCAGTATAAAAAATGTCCTCCGCTTTTATTTAAAACAACTTCCTACATCATTTTAAAGACAATCCCAGTGGGACACGGAGGACAATATGTCTTCTGCTGTCTCACTGGGGTTTTGTCTTTATTGATGTAGGAGTCGCAAAAGTATAACAATTTTCTGAATTAGCAAATTTAATAATAGAAAAAGAATGAAAAATTACACTACTTCGCCATTACCCTTCCAAGGGCAAAAACGCAAATTCGTCAAACACTTCAAAGAAGCCCTAAAACACTTCCCCGCCAACGCCACCTACATCGACCTATTCGGCGGTTCAGGCTTGCTCTCCCACACTGTCAAAACCACTCACCCCAACGCCCGCGTAATATGGAACGATTACGACAACTTCGCTCACCGATTGGCACTCATACCCACCACCAACGAAATCATCGCCCAATTACGCCCCATTATTGCAAATTACCCCAAAGGAATACGCATCAATGAAGCAAAACCCGCTATTTTGGAAGTCCTTCGTCAATACCCACCAGAAGCCTTAGACTGTATTACCCTCTCTGCCAACCTCCTTTTCAGCGGCAAGTACGCCACCACTTTTGAGGCACTCGCCAAAGACGGTTTCTATGCCAAAGTTACCCAAACACCCTACAATGCCGATGGTTACCTTGCAGGAGTAGAACGCCGTCAAACTGACTACCGCAACCTCATCACCGAATTTGAACACAACCCCAACACTGTATTTATCCTCGACCCACCCTATCTTTCCACCGACATCAGTTCCTACAGAGGTGCTCAAGATTGGAAGCTAAAGGACTACCTGCATATCGTGAAGTGCCTTAATGCAATGCCTCGCTACATCTACTTCGGAAGCAATAAAGGACAGCTTTTAGACCTCTTCGACTTCCTTGCCAACGAATATGACCTCCCCAGTCCGTTCAACCATACCACACGGGTAAGCATCAGCACCAATGTCAATTACACCAGTACCTATGAAGATTTAATGATTTTTAAATACTAAAGAAACAATGAAACCTATATCCACCACTTGGCAGCGCACGCCAATCAGTTATTACGGAGGTAAGCAAACAATGCTGCCACATATCCTGCCCCTTATCCCCGAACACACCATCTACACCGAAGCCTTTTTCGGAGGCGGAGCTGTCTTTTGGGCTAAACATCCAGTTAAAACCGAAATTATCAACGACTTCAATGCTAATGTATATACCTTCTACAAAGTCCTACAAACACGCTTTGCCGAACTCCAAACCCTCGTACAGCAGTCAGTTGTGAGCCGAGAAGCCTACAAAGCAGCCTTGGTAATCTACCACGCTCCTTTTGCTTTTACTGAAGTGCAACAAGCGTGGGCATTTTGGTACGCCACTAACTGTGGTTACTCTAACCAAGTAGGCAACTGTCGTATCACAACCAACAGCAAGAATGTGTCAGCCCTCAACAACAAAATTACCAACTTCACCGACACCTACTCCGCTCGCCTGCAAGGCGTCCAAATAGATAATAACGATGCCACCGAAGTCCTCACCCACCACGACACCCCCGACACCTTTCACTATATAGACCCACCCTATGTAGGAGCCAAGCAAGGGCATTACGGAGGCTATGAGCAAGAGCATTTTAACGAGTTATTATCTACCCTTGCCACCCTCAAAGGTAAGTTCCTACTTAGTTCTTACCACAATGAAGAGCTAACCAAATACGTACAGCAATGCGGTTGGCATCAAAAAGAAGTGTCAATGCATTTAGGCAGTAGCAATAGCACAGGAAAGAAGCGTATAGAAGTCCTTACAGCCAACTACCCTATATAATGTATAGGCATAAAAAAAACACGGATAAGCACCCAGCCTATCCGTGTTTTAAATACATTTTAAATACTCTTTAAATACTGTTCAAACTACACCTGATTATAAGAAGAGTTTTCCAGCCAAAAGTTGGAAGCCATACCCCAATTTTTTTCAACATTTAGTTTTGCCGATTAAGTGTTTATCTTATTTAGTTGTTAATTATCAATTGTTTTGTATTTTTGTCGCAACTTTTTGTCCCCTCTTTTTTACAAGGCAAAAGTATAGAGATATTCTCTATTATGCAAATTTTTATAAAAGAAATTCTCTAAAAATTCCGCTTTTGGCATTTAAGTGTTTGTATATGAATGTAAAAGAAAGAATAAAACAATTTATAGAAGCCCAAAACCTTACAGTTTCGGCTTTTGAAAAGGAAATAAACGCCTCGAATGGCTACATCAATAGCATCTCGAAGAATATTGGCATTGACAAACTTAATACCATTTTAGAGAAATACCCTAAGCTGAATGTGGAGTGGCTCATCACCGGAAAAGGCGAAATGCTAAAGTCGGGGGGTGTTTTGCCGTCGTTGCCCCCAGTGGAGATTATTAAACCTATAAAGGTGGAGGGGCGCAGTTTGGTGCCTAAGGTGATAGTGGTAGATGACCGCGATAATGACCGCATTCCGTTAGTGCCTGTGCGTGCGCAAGCGGGGTACCTGAATGGGTATGACGATGAGCGCTTCATAGAGCAGTTGCCTACCTATAGTCTGCCTACTATGCAAAATGGTACTTACCGTATGTTTCAGGTGAGCGGTCTATCAATGTATCCTACTTTGCAAGACAGTAGTTATGTGGTGGGGAAGTTTGTTGAAGACTGGGATACGCTCTCTAACAACCGCGTGTGTGTGGTGGTGACGGCTAATGATGGGGTGATAGTGAAGCGCGTGGTGAATAGCATCAGTAAGTATGGTACACTGTATTGCAAGTCGGACAACCGCGACTATCCGCACCTATCTATACATATAGAAGATGTGAAGGAGATATGGGAGTGTAAGATGCATCTTTCGTTTGAGTTCCTCGACCCTGTGACCAACTACCAAAAAATAGCAGAGCTGGAAGCCGATGTAGCGCACCTGAAAGAAGAACTTGCAGAAATTAGGAAATTAGCAAATTGA